TGTCTATAGACCCCTCTGGAAGAGGAGAAGACAAAACAGCATACTGCGTATTAAAGATGTTACACGGTGTGTTATACCTGACTGCTATTGGAGCATTAGATGGTGGTTACTCAGAAGATACTATGGCTAGACTGGCTAACATTGCGAAGAAACAAGATGTTAACTATGTGGTCATTGAAAGTAACTTTGGTGATGGTATGGCTACACAGCTACTAAAACCTATTATGGCACAGATACATCCGTGTGAAATAGAAGAAGTTAGACATAATATACAGAAAGAAAAGCGTATTATTGATACTTTGGAACCCATTATGAATGGACATAGGCTAGTTGTTGATGATTTACTTATCAAAGAAGACTTTAAATTAGAGCCTGACCACCAGTTATTTAGACAAATGACTAGAATAACTAGGGATAAAGGTGCTCTAAGGCATGATGACCAGATAGATGCACTAGCAATAGCTGCTAACTACTGGGTAGAACGTATGGATAGAGACCAAATTATGTCTTATAATCAACATAAAGAGGACTTATTAAACGAGGAATTAGAACAATTTATGGAGTCTGCTATAGGTAGAACCCCAAGAGAGGACAGATGGATATAAACACTAAGTATTCTTTTATGCCACAAGTGGCTGAGCGTATTAAAAAACATGAAGGTTTTAGATTAAATCCCTATAATCTTGCATACAGTGATACTGACGGTAAATACATAAAGGAAGGTTTCCAGACAGGTGGATATGGTCATAGAATACAAGCAGGAGAAAAAATACCTACTACTAAGGAAGGCTGGGAAACAGTGTTTCAAAGTGATTTAAATAAGGCTGTAGGAGCCGCAGAGAAGCTCATAGACGCTGATAAAGTTGACCCTGTAGCATTTGGGGTAGTAACGGAGATGGTTTTCCAAATGGGAGCTACTGGAGTGTCTAAATTTAAGAAGACATTAGGTTATATTAACAGTGGTGAGTACCATAAGGCTTCTAAAGAGATGCTTAATAGTAATTGGGCTAAGCAGACACCTGATAGAGCAGTATATTTGTCTAACTTAATTAGGGATATTGATAAAGATACTACACACAGAGTTTACCCTTAGTATATCACATACGGGAACCTTAGTCGGAATATTTGATAGAAAAATCTGAGAGGGTATATCGTATATACGCCGTGCGGTTTCCCCCGTAGGCATTACCAATAGCAGCCCGCACGCAGACAAAAAAAGCAGGCATATAGGCAAACTTTAGGCATATATAGAGTAAAACGGCGGCCTTTGTGTTTTGGTGTGAATGTGAGCTAGTCTGTTTTTTTGCTTTTAGTTATACGCCTAGCCTAACGCAGGCCATCACCTTAGTTATACTGTTGCAATTATGCAACACTATTGCAGCAATACAACCTGAAGTACTAAGGTTCCCGTATATGATATACTAAGGTTCATACTATGTGTTATAGATATAATTGATACTATTAATGATAGTTATACTTAGAGTTATACTTAATGATTAACTAAGGTTTATACTTAATGAATAAACTATGGCTTATACTTGAGTTACTACTCAGCATTAATATTATTATAGTAATACTTATAATAGTCATTCTAGTGTGTAATCTATTAGGACTAATAGCTCACTAATGACTGTTTTTTTGGTGCGACAAAATAGACAAAAATAACTATTGCATTGATTGTCAATTTGTGCATAATCCTAGTTATGCAAACAAATAAAAACATAGGAGCAAAAACAATGATAAAAACATTTGAAAAACAACATGAAGTTGTTAAAAATAGCAATGACAAATATCTTTTAAAAAAAGGTACTAAATTCATGGTCTCTGACATTTACGCAAAAAATAACCTTTTTACTACAGTTGAAAAAAAAGACCGTGTTATAAATGGAGCGTTATTTTTTACAGTGGAATTTGACGGCATGCCATATTCTAAAGGTACTAAATTAGCTCAATTTCAAGGTGATTATTTAGTATGTACTACACCAGCTAAAAATTTAATTAAAATAGAGGAGTAATAAATATGATTGAAGCAAAATTAATATTACCAGTTAAGAATAATGAAGGTATTGAACTGTTAGAAATACATAGAGATTTAAAAAATCTTTTAGTACGTAATTATGGCGGCTGCACTATTTCTAATGCTGTGGGCTGCTGGGAGGATAAAAAAAGCGGTCAAATATTTGATGAGGCAGTCATTACTTATCAAGTTGCTATTTCAGACAATAACATTGATAAACAGCAGTTTAAAAAGTTTGCTATTGAATATGGTAAAAAGGCTGAACAACTGGCAGTCTATTTTGTTATAGGTAGCAAAGTAAGTATAATTGAGCTGGACTGATGAGACTTTTAATAGTCGAAACACTGCGTCACTTTGGCGTAGTGTCTTCAGCATTAAAGTATGTTAAAACGCTGATACAAACAAACAAATGGAGTTAAATATGAAAAACTTAAACACAGACGGCCAGCCAGTTAAGGTTTGGAATTATGCACGTGGCAATAACAATCAAGCCATTTATGTAGATTATATGAACGTAACTTTTTACATGTCTTATAATACTTGTGTTGCTTTTAGCAGCATACCTACAGGCCTTGTTGTTCACCGTAATATCTGGGGAACTACTACAGGCGCACACTTGAACGCCATAGACGGTGGCGGAATAGGTGACAAAGCAAAAAGGTTATTTCCTAAAGAATTTGAGGAAAAATTAGCTGAGATGGAACAAAGTCAACGCAGGTCAACTATTGCTGTTTATGAAATCCTAAAAGAGAAAAAAGAAGCTGAATTTAGAAATCAGAGACTGGCTGAGCGTATCAGATTAAATGCTGGTTATTCTAAGGCTGGTCACTAATGATTGATTTTATTATTTATGGCATAGTAGATAATGGCGTTATGATTTTAGGCGCAATGACTGGCCTTGAATTAGAACGCTATCTGCCGCAGCGGTTCCAAAAAGGTCTTGGAGCCGTTGTAGGCGCAGGCTTAGGCAATGCTGCGAGTGATTTTTTAGGTGGTGCCAGTACTTTGAGCTGGGACTTAGCCATAGGAACGGCTGGCGGCTGTTTAATAGGTCTTCTATTTATTCCTATGCTTTATTACATAGGCAAGCTTAGAAGAGCTAAAAGCAACACTGAAGAGCTCTAATTGAGCGAAACAAAGGCGGTTTAATTCTGCCTTTGTCTGTTGCAAACAAAGTTAAATGACTAGACGGCAAACTTTTTTTGTGATACAAAACAAACAAACAAACAACGGAGTAAATATATATGGACATAATTAATAAAGATTTAGTTATACATTATGACGATATAGTTGATAATGAAAACTATAATAATCAAGATTTTTATGTGAGTAATGTAAAAAGATTGCGTTATAAATTAAATGACTTGGACTGGATAAAAAACAATAAATTTGCAAATTGTTTTGACCCTAAAACTCTTGAAATTAAAAATGTTGACGCTTGGCTTGAACTCTCAAAAGCTTCACATGAAGAGTTGAAAAAACTAGTCAACGACAATGACTGGGACTGGCTTGGAGACGATTTTGACGATATGGAAAACTATTTAAGTTTTGTTGAAACTCATAAGCCTGAGGTTGCCTTCAGTCATAAAACTGGCGGCTGGAAGAGTGATGACGAATATATGGAAATCTGGTTACATGATACAACACAATTTAAAACAGATGCAGAGAGAGAAGCTTATAGACAAGGATTAAAAGACGCATAAGCAACACTGAAGAGGGCTAATTGCCCGAAACTAGGCGGTCTGCTGCCTAGTCTGTTGCAAGTGGCAACCAAACAAACAAACGGAGTATTAACTTATGTTATGCTATGATTGTGGAGCCTCTGAAGGTACTTTATTAAAAGAATTTGAAGAGGAACCAGAAAAAAACTACAGTTATGAAGATTTGTCTAAAATGACGGATGTGTGTGCCAGCTGTGGTTCTGAAAATGTAAAAACAAACTAACAAACAAAGGAGTAAACATGTACTTAGACGAAGTAGAAATAAAAATACTTAGTAATGACTATGACCGCAAAGGTAAGCCATTTACTATCACAAGCCATGAATTTAATTTTAAAGATGGCGTTAAAGCTAAAGACCTATCTAGGTTCTTAGAGGATAGTGCGGACTCTTTAGGTTATAGGGCACAAGGCAAAGTCTCAGTTAAAATTGAGATTGATAGCAGAGACCAGTAACACTGAAGAGCCTTTAATAGGCGAAACTAGGGTTGACTTTCAATCCTAGTCTGTTACAAATAACCTTAAGACTTGACGGCGATTTGTAAACAACAAAAATAGGAG